AAAGATCCTAATTCAAGACTAAGACAGGCTCGTAGAAGATGGAAATGTTAAATGGTAGCTAAAGTATCAACTATAAAAAAGAAAATCAAACAAGGTAAAAAATTAGGTTTCAGCGAAAGAGCAAGAGCTGTTAACAAAGGACTTCTGCCATCAAAGGCGAAGAAAAGGAGAAAAAAATGAAAAAACTAAAAAAAGTAGCTAAAGCACTAGGTAAAGCTTCTAAGTTACATAAAAAACAATCTAATGTTATTAAGAAACATATTAAGGAGATGAAACGTGGCAGATCCTAAAGAAGGCACTGGTAAAAAACCAAAAGGTTCTGACAGGAGGTTATATACAGATGAAAACCCTAAAGATACTGTTAGAATTAAGTTTGCGACCCCTACAGATGCTCGTAACACTGTTAAAAAAGTTAAAAATATTAACAAACCATTCGCAAGAAAAATACAAATCCTTACGGTTGGTGAACAAAGAGCCAAAGTTATGGGTAAGACAGAGGTGGCTAGCATATTTAAAAAAGGTAAAGAAGCAATTAGGAAAGCGAGGAAAGTATGAGCAAGAAAGGGATGACAGCAGCTCTTAGAGCTAGATATGAGGCAGACATAGCAGAAGCAGATGCCACTATTAACATATACCTTACTAATTCAGTCGGGATTGGTGAACACCCACAACATTTACAAGAGATAGATAAACTGTTGGGTAAAATAGGGCACGCAAAAGAAAAATTAGAACAATTGGAGTCTTTCGAATGATGGATGGATTAACAATAGTTTCTAAAATGCAAAAAATTATGAAAGATAGGTTACAAGCCGTTGGTGATACGATGATTACCGGTGGGGTTGACAATATGGAAAAATATCAATATATGTTGGGACAAGCACGTACCTATCAGTATTTGTTACAGGAAATCTCTAACCTGCTAGAAAATAAGGAGCAAAAAGATGAGCAAGGAAATGTTATCGACATCAAAGGAAATCCCAAAGCATAAAAATGCTTTGGAAGAAAAATACAAAGCGCAAGAAGAAAAAGAACCTTTAAATCCAGACAATATAAAAGCGGTTACAGACCAGTTGCCTGAGCCAAGCGGCTGGAGACTTTTAGTTTTACCTTTTACACCAAAAGAAAAAACTAAAGGTGGAATCATTATTGCGCAAGAATCATTAGAAAAATTACGAATAGCTACAAACTGTGGTTATGTAATAAAGGTAGGACCGTTGGCCTAT